ATGCCAATAACTAACGCGTCCCCAGAAAATATATTAAGATATTTGCATGCGGCCGGTACCGGTACGAAAGAAGCAATGAAAAGTGCAACTTCACCACGCGGTATACTGGAATGGTTTGTCAATTTTTTTACCTGTGGTGGAGTAAGAAGAAGCAATGAAAGATGCTTTCGGGAGGTAATTGGAAAACTGACCACATCATTATTATATGTAAATAAAAATGCTTTCTTCGATGGTAATAAAATATTTCTGGAGGATGTCAACGGGTGTACTATATGTCTGTCATGTGGAGCAGCATCCGAAAATACGGATCCCATGGTCATTATTGAAGTGAACAAAAATGGAAAAACTGTAACGGATAAAGTTGATAGTGAGAGATTTTGGAATGTATGTCGAATGTTAAAACTGATGAGTAAACATAATATACAACAGCCTGATTCACTTATAACCGAGGATGGTTTTCTGAACCTGCGCGGAGTAAACCTGGCTCATAAAGATTTCCAGGGGGAAGATTTGTCAAAAATAGATGCTTCTAATGCAGATTTCCGTGAAACAACTCTTTCTAATGTAAATTTAGTCGGTGCAAATTTGTGTTGTGCAAATCTACACGCTGTAAATCTAATGGGTTCAAACATGACTAAAGCAAACCTGACTCACGCAGACCTGACTTGCGCTAACATGTCCGGTGTAAACTTAACCGCTGCAATTCTATTCGGCTCAGACTTAACTGACACCAAACTAAATGGTGCGAAATTAGATAAGATAGCTCTAACTTTAGCGAAAGCATTAACAGGAGCCGATCTGACAGGTAGTCAACATACCCCTACTCCACTCCCGGATTACAATGATAGAACTCTTTTCCCCCATCCGATATTTTAGTCGAGATAAAGGGATTTTATAAACAAGAAGTATTCAAACAGAGGCCCCCTTGTTTTATTAAATAAACCCCGCCCCTAAGTTTCATTATAAATAACATTTTCAGCGTATTACTTGTTGGCTTTGTCTGAATCATAGCGTTATCTGTATGTGGCACATTAACTAAAAACACTATTATTGTTTAATTTAAATAATTCATAATTGTAGTCAGGAAATAAGAAGTTATGCTTCCGGTCACCTACAGATTAATACCTCAAAGCGGAGTATCCACATATGGATTAAATACCGCAGATACACCTGTTTTCCCCGATATTCCCGAACATGCACCAAACCCCTCACGGCTACGCCTTGCTCATGACAGCCTTGCCATAAACAGTGAATTCCGTCTGGAGCCAGAGTGTGTGGTGGAGTACCTTATCTCAGGCGCGGGTGGAATAGACCCTGATACAGAAATTGATGACGACACTTATGACGAATGCTACGATGAACTATCCTCCGTACTTCAAAATGCGTATACCCAAAGCGAAACATTCCGCAGACTGATGAATTACGCATATGAAAAAGAACTACATGATGTGGAGCAGCGCTGGCTACTGGGGGCAGGCGAAGCCTTTGAAACTACCGTGGCTCAGGAACACTTCAAACTTTCAGAAGGCAGGAAAGTTATTTGTCTCAATCTGGACGATTCTGATGATTCATATACCGAACATTATGAAAGTAACGAAGGAAGACAACTTTTTGACACAAAACGTTCATTTATTCATGAAGTTGTACATGCACTGACCCATCTTCAGGATAAAGAAGAAAATCATCCAAGAGGCCCTGTTGTCGAATATACCAACATTATTCTGAAAGAGATGGGGCATCCTTCACCTCCCAGAATGGTCTACATCTTCAATAAATAGACACATCAGGAAACGAAAAGAAACTAAAAACCCACGTAGTCCGTTTTTTCGGGAAATGTTCTAGCAGTATTTTCTAACTATATTCTAAGCGCCCAAAAAACAAAGGGGTTACCTTTCGGTAACCCCTTGTTTAATCTGGCGGAAGCGCAGAGATTCGAACTCTGGAACCCTTTCGGGTCGCCGGTTTTCAAGACCGAAGAAATAATCATAAAAATCAATCAGATAATCAAAAAAGATTAAATTTTAACCACACTTTGTCACCAGAAAAATCAAGCAATTACATACTTCTTGACGCCTTATTTTCTAACAATATTTCATGCCGTCACTTGGCTGATCACACCTCATAAACGAAGAATCAGGCACAGATACCGAAACAGAAACAGAATGTAATACATTGAATAATTTTATGACAAATATAATGTTTACCATCAGTAATCCTAACATTAGATTCAGTATAGCTTAATTTTATCATGTTTACTGTGCCCAAATTTCTTTCAGATATTTTTTAACACTTATAATGGAATAACAAAGTGAAACAGAGACAACACAGCTTAATAATTATCATAGGTTTAATAATAGTCTCATATGGTGTTAATAAAGTTGTTTTCGCGAGAGACTCATCTATCCCATTTCTTTCTACTTTGTCTTTTTTATTAATTTCTTTTTATTTATTGAGATGTAAAAATCTGGTACCACGTATTAGTGGTTACTTTCTCATATTTTTACTTTCATCGGAAATTTCATACTTCATCGTTTTCAATGAACAGATATCTTTTGACGTTATCAGTTCCGTTGTGGAAACAAACCTTATCGAAGCGAAAGGAATGTTTTTAAGTGATGGGGTAAAAATTATTGGAATAGCAATTATATTAACCTTAGCGATTAGTTATGGAATAATTAAACTTTATAAAAATCAGGATAACTTCAAGTGGATTCCCGGACTGGCGATTTTTCTGTATTTATTAACAGCACTCATGATCGTAAATGATGTGTGGCCACAAATAAACGATATCAAAATGAGCATGAACGAATCGCGCTCAACAATAGGCAAATTAATTAAAAGCTACTTCCCCGCTGTTATAGGCGATGTGGCATATTTCGCCAGCACAATGATATTAAATGACCGTTACTCGAACACATCAATAATACCAGACTTCAACGAGTCTATAACAGGTAAAGCAGAAAGCGGTAATAATACCATTGTTATTGTAATGGGAGAATCTTCGCTATTTTCAAGGTATAGCATTTACGGGTATCCTAAGCTGACAAGTCCGGACTTACAAAAAATATTCACACAACCCAAATCATGCATTGTCAGAAACGTTCATTCAAGTGCTCCTGAAACAAGGGATTCTCTTGCAATGACATTCTCATTCAGTACGCCAGAAAGTGATACCAACCTCTTCAAGAATAAATCCATTATAGAAATGGCAAAAGCTAACGGATATAAAACCTGGTGGATTGGTTCTCAGGAACTTGAGGGATTTTTCAGTTCAAAATATGGATTTATTGCAAGGAAAAGCGACGTTGTCAGACTGACGAATGGACACGATGAACATCTGGTCCCAATGCTGACTGACGCACTGGAAGATACGTCTGCCCCCAAAAAATTTATAATAGTTCACCTGCTCGGCAACCATAAGCCTTACCATAACTACGATGCAGAAGATAAGAAAGCATTACCCGGAGCTGAAGAATACGATTTAACTATTCATAAAACAGACAGAGTTGTTTTTTCATTGTTCAACGATGTAGCAAAACACAGTAACAACTATATATTCCTGTATACCTCAGACCACGGAGAAGTAGTCAATAAAGGTCATGGACTTATGAAAGGTAAGGATCAATGGTACATACCTTTTCTGTATAAATCTACCAATGACAAATTCGATTGTTCGTTCATTGAACAATTCAGAAACAAGGATGGATGGCTGAGTGGTCTTATGAGTAAGTATATCCTTTCACGTCTTATTGGTTATACGCTCGATAAAAACATTGTTAATAACGAAATGAATAACGACAGAGTAAAGGCGGCAAATGAAAAACCCGTTTTATTTAAAGATACAGAATAAAAAATAGCTATCTTAGGCTTTAAAAGCCCTGCGTGATATACATGCAGGGCTTTTTTTAATTAAAGTATTTATTTGTGAAGACATAATATTCTCATCCTGTGAGAAAAAGTGCGAATCGTTCGCTTTCCCTTGCACTTGAATAAGTCAAACCACTTGTTTTTACCGAGATAGTTTAACTTTATCATGTCAGGCCTGTAATAATAGCACATCAGAAATATACCCTGATCATCATCCACAATATTCTCTCTCAACACCTTCTTTTGGCAACACCACACCAGTCGGTAAAATTCTTGCCACTTTTCCAGCGTTCCGACCAGAACGCCACCGATGATATACACATGGTTACCTGACATACAGTTGAATACTGACTCCAGTGTTTCAAGTTTAAGCCCTCTTCTGATCGTAAAAAAATTCATTTTTTCCTTATTGAAGGGCCAGGACCACTTTTTTATTCCATTAGTGGTCTCAGAATCTCTACAATATCCAAAATCAATCCAGGCAGCCATATCGTCTTTGATCAACCCCTGCCTGATAGCCTGATTTACAAAGTATGTTTTCAGATTGCAGAGTAAAACGTAATCAGCCGACAGATACTCTGGATTCCCCCGCTGCTCTACGGGAGTTCTGAGCTTAAACGCTACATCTGACTGTATAGAAGCGATCCGGCTCCTGATATGACGAAATTTTTTATTGAAATTTAATGTAACAATAGTTGTGGGTTTTCCTCTCCGGATTTCCTCAATTCTGGATTTGAGGTCAGGTGAAGTGAAAATAACCATATCATTTTCAAGTTGAGCAAGATTGGAAAACCAGTCCATATATTCATCAGTAGTTCGCTCAATGCGTGGAGCAAACCCATTTTGCGATGTCCAGTGACTCCTGCCTATATCAAAATAAGCAGTAACAATTGTTATAGTGGTCATACCTCTTTAAAAAACCTGTAGATTTCAATGAATATGGAATACTAACATGCAAAATGATTTATATAAATTATTTATAACAATGATAAGAATATTTCAAGTGTGAATATGAGCACAACAGTGTACTGGACATCCACCCCGCACAAAACTCATCATGATGGTATTTCCGGCCAGATGGGGCTTGAGGTATCAACACGATTTACCAGTACCCTGTATTTTTTCCACTCGGCGAGCTGGCTTTTCTCTTCATCTGTTGCGAGTCCAAGATCAACCGCATCCTGAAGCGGCGCGATTTTCCCCGATGCCATTTGCAAAAGACGGCTTTTGGTCCCTTCAGCTTCATGAAGTCTGGCCATAGTTTCCGCAGCTTCATCCTTCACCCACGCCTTACCATCCCATTTCTGGTATTCACCGTCTGGTGAAACTGATGTGACATTTTCGGGCAACGGGCCGGGTTCGGAGATATAAACCTGATTGCCGGTTGTTGTGTCGTAAACCGTCTCGCCGCGGTGATCCTCCTGCAGACTCCATGTCTGGGTTTCAGCGTCAAATACAGCAATATGACTGGAGGGAATATCAGGAGGGGCGATATCAGTACAGTTTGCCGGTAATCCAGTGTGCGGCGGGATATATGCATCACCTGCGCCAATAAATTCGTTTGTATCTGAACGAAGATTAAAAATTTTAATTGTCTGCGGGGTGTCGCTCATTTTAAACGTCATTTTTTACTCCGGATAAATATTCTGTATTCAGGTGATGGCTGTGGGGATAAGTACCGGGGGAAACAGCATGGCTATGCGCACCAATATAAATGTCATCAACCTGATGACGGGGACTGATGCAGGTGTTATCTGATTTTTTGCAATACGTTCTGTAATCACCAAAACCGATATATTCCGTTCTGGCGTTCGGACAAAGCGCCTTTGACGGACAGTATGCCGTTGTGCTGAATACAGCATTCTGGCGGGCGCTGGCGTATTGCCAGTTAATTTCCGTGGCGCAGTTAATAAAACCATCCCACGCCAGCTTCATTTGCCGGGCGACACTGTCCGGGGATACCTGACCGCACCCGGCCCCCATCGCAGGGAATACTACTGATTTAATTTTCCTGTCTTCCCCGGCGCTTTTATTGTGCTGAAATATCGCTAATAACGCTGCACGTGTTGCATTATAAACCGAGTCGGTGCCGTCGATTATCAGCGGAACGCGCATCGTCGGGGCATGAACCAGCCACGGATGCTGACTGTTACCCGTTTCAATAACAAAGGCGGTGCCGACGGGCTGCTCTCCCAGGTATTCACGGATGATATTTTGCTGTACCCGTTCCTGTAATTGCGGCCCGAAATATGCCGTAATAGCAGCATCCACACCACCATCCATAAGACCAAAACTGTTGGCCGCACTGACCATGCAGTCAAATTCCGGTATGGTTTCAAACGGTCCGGGGATAATTTCCACATTTTCGGTATTCTGAAAAGAATGTTCAAAAGCCGCGGCCATTGCTGGAACAGGTGCCGAAAGAATTAATTTAATCATGCCAGCCTCACTATGTAGTTAAATGCAATATTTTTAACCGTGGTTTCCGCATTACCGTCTGCGTCCACAATAACGACGTGTCCGTGTGGACCGATATACATGGTGTGCTCGTGTCCTCCGATATAAACTGTATGCGCATGGTCGCCAGCGGCCTGTGTCCACGCACCACCTCCAGGCTGAAATGAAGTGTGATTTGAATCTCCCCAGTATGAATTGATATAACCGCCGAACTGGTGAGTATGATTGCCCGTGGTATTGGTCGATTTCGTGCCGTAATCAAAGGATGAGGTAGATTTTGTCCCTAAGTCAGTATCCTGCGCCCGCGCGGTATGCGAGTGCGATTTGTTGCCGTCCATTTCTTGCGACAATACGGCACGTCCACTGATGGGCTTACCCTTTATTGTCCAGCCTCGCATGTCAGGGATAATGCCGGACGGATACGCTATAGCCAGTAACGGGTAAGCAGATTTATCGAAGGACTGCCCCTGCATCAGGGCGTAACCGGCTGGGGTAGCATCAGACGGCCATGCTATCGGCGCCCCTACTGGATGCGAATCCGGAGGTGGGTTTAGTGTGGTGTAGAGCATTGCCCATTCGGACCACTCAGCATCGGCGGTATCTCGATGGCTGCGAATATATGCGGGCGCTGGCGCACCGTTTGTCCCGCTCCAGCCAATGAGGATTTCCCCATCACCGGTTCCGGTCAGACGCAAAATATTTCCGTATTGCGTCGGATAGCCATTGTTGTAGACCTCGCCCATTATCAGGCCGCCATCGCTGCCTCTTGTCGTGCCAGTCAGTGCCGGAAGCGCGCCGCGTGATGCAAGCCTGTTCGCTGCGACAGCCGTACCTGATGCAGGGAGCGCTCCGATATTTTGCACAAACAGCGGCTTTTCCGGAATATCGCCACCGTTCTGGTCTTTGGCGAGGTATTTAATATCCGTCTGCTCCTGACTGTAGACCTGAAGGTTATCCCGTGCTGTTCCTTTATTCTGAAGGTCTGACAGATTGTTTTTCTGCCACAGAAACAGCTTCAGGGGATCTGCCAGCAGGTTTACCCAGCCTGCGCTGTCGGCGCCTTCCGGATCTGTCAGGTTATCGTCAATGGTATTCAGCCAGACCGCTGTTGTTGAGACTCCGGCGAGAATGGCATCTTTTGCATATCCACCAATGGCCCCGGCGAAATCGGCATTATACGTGTACAAACCGCCAGCCTGGACATACCGTATTGCTGCGGTAATATCGTGCATCAGACCGTTAAAATCCTTGCCGTGTGGCGGTATACCTCCCGCTGAAATCGGGGTCATGGTCACCGGAGGAAAACCCGAATCATACGCCGCGTTACCGCTCTCTTTGGTCTGCTGAGTCGCCTTGTCCGGGATATTATTTTTGTCCCCGGCACTCGCAAAGGGTACTGCCAGTTGACGGGGTTTATCGTTAAGCTTCATTACTGGTCTCCTTTAAAACCACTGAGACATAAACACCCGGCGGGGACGGCAGTGCTCCCGACGACTGGATAATCGCCAGTTCTGCCGACGAGAGAGCAAACTCAAAGATGTAACTCATCCTCAGTCCACCATTATTCAGAACATAAGCCCGGCGGTTTTTTCCGAACATAAACCGCAGCATCCGGTTAATATCCGGCACAGAGCAGTCAGTAATATTCGACATGGCTTTCATCAGTATCAGCCGCCGGTATATCTCATCAGACAGGTCAACGGTCCGGGTAACCGATTTTCCGCTGTAAAACGGTGCCTGATTAAACGGACGCGGGTCATCCATTACCGGGTTGTCCATCCGGGCCTCGCTGAAGCCCAGGTAATTAAAATCGTCCTTTACCGTCAGCCGGCGACTGACGCCCACAATCTTTCCCCAGACATCAAGACCGTACTTTTCTGCGGTATCGATGTTCCAGATAAGGTCATAAAAATCATTGATAAAACTGTCGGGGGAAAGTGCTGCGTTAAAGCTGTTAATGAGGGCATTGAGTCGGGGGCTGGCGGCATACTGTGCAAGCACGGTTGCAGCCACATTCTGCACGTTACGCCTCCTGTAGTTTCACACCGATATTCGACACATCCAGAACCGGAATCTCATCTATCCCGAAAGTGACAGCAGTTGTCCATGACGAGCCGTCACGACTCACAGTAAGGCCCAGAATATCGATATTTTCCGGATCGGTTTTGTAAACGCCGGCATAGTAGCGCCCTGCGGAGACAACAGAGGCTACCCTTGCCCGCAGACCACCATCTGTACCGTTAAACGCGGACAACACAGATTGCTGTACCTGTTGGGTAATATCTGAGGGCAGATAGTCACTTTTTTTCAGCGTCACACTGACATGCAGACTGACAGGTTTGAGTGTCTGCCAGGTGATCACGTATTCAGGATACGGCGGATCGTACTCCTTATCCGCAACGGTGAACGTTGTGTCGCCGTTCATATCAATACCCGGCGGAGCCTTACGCCAGATGGCCGCCGCGATATCTGCCGGACTGCCGCCGTACACGCCAACATAAAACGAACCGGGTGTTAACGGATACTGACTGACCCCGGCTTTTTGTTCCGTTTTTTTCGGATTATGGGTGACGTAAACATCCACCACGTTTTCTACCGTAGAGAGTATTTCACCCCGGATGGCTTCCAGAATATTACGGGCATTACGGGCAACTGAATTACGCCGACGATTTTCAAAGTCCGCGCGGGTTTCCTCGTCGCTGCCCGGTACACCTGCACTGGCGTTAGTGACACCTGACCAGCCGGGTATTGCCTTATAAATTTTATTCAGAGTTCCCGCCGGACAGCCGACAGGCCCGGTGGACAAATTCAGGAATACCACATCAACCTGCCCTGATGCGCCGATTGTGGCGTCTGACAGACTGACGTACTTATAGCCGGCCTCATCCTGCGCCATACTGCCCGCCGGAATCAGCGTACCAACCAGCCCGGTACAGGTTGCCGTTACTGTCGTACCTGTAGCCCCGCGTCGCTCCAGGAAATAAATCTTTCCTATTGCATCCTGAAAGCGTCCACTGGAGAAGTCAGGGTTTACCTGGTTAACGATATACAGCAACTGATCGTTTTTATCCGCGATAATGGCACTTTCGCTTGATGCAAGCTGCCCCTGCGGACTGCTCAGACTGGTACTCATTGCGCCGCCCAGCGCACCGGAAAAATCGCTGAGCCTGCCGCTCAGAATATCCGCTTCATCCGGCACGTTCAGCCCGCTGTCCGTAATACGTACAGCGGGTACTGCGGTAGAAAAAGATTTATTTTCACTCATAGCAGTACCGTAAAAATGTCGTTATTGGTATCTGTAATACGCAGCACTCCCGTTACTGTCCGGGCTTTATCAACAGTGACCTGGCAAATTGCGGCGCTCACGGTCGGCAGTTTAAGTGCTTCCTGTTGCAGGGTGGCATTCACCAGTTGCGTGCCGGGCCAGTGTCCGAGGATGCGTGACCAGTAAGGTATGCCGGACGTTGAGTCGTACCAGCACTCCCCCAGAAAGGTACTGCACGCACACGCCACATCCTGTGCTACCGCATGGGGATTATCAGTAATGGCAAAATTTCCGGTATCATCCAGCAGGATGTCCCATGTCCCGGTGTCGAGAAGAAGCGATCGTGACTGCATATTTTCTCCTGTTTACTGCGGTCCCTGCGTGGTCGAACCGCCGGACTTAACACCACTGTGAACATGGTTTCCAAAATCAATACCGCCAATCTTCGCGCCACCGGAAAGCTCAGACTGTCCGGTAACATTAAGCCCCTGGCTGACGGCAGCATCCCCGTTAAGCGCGATTTTTGGAGAGTTAACAGTGAAACTTTTCGAGGCGTTCACGATGCCTTCCGGCGCAGAAATCTCCACTTTCCAGGGGGAAATAACCCGTATCTGGTTGTCAGCAAATTCCACGAACTGTACGGGCGCACCGTTAAGCACACCACCAAGCCAGATGGCATCGGCATAGTTATGAGTGCGTTTTGATCCCGGCATCGCGGCCTGACGCGTGGCTTTTACCGCACTGATATCCCGGTCGCAGATGCCGAGGAAACCAATATCGCCCACATGTGGCGGCATAATCACCGCATTGCTGCCCCCCTGTAGCCGCCATACAGGAAGGTTATAAATCACCTCATGCTCAACCGGGGAACCGTCTGCTGCAACGCCCATTACCATAGGTCGGACATCAATAAACTCCCCTTCCACCGCCACTACCTGCCCCAGAGTGATAAATACGTGTTTCCCGAGAAACTGCCGCAGCATAAAGTCCTGCGCATTGATTTCGCTGTTTACGTCCGTCGGATTACTGAGTGGTTGTGCCATTATCGTTAAGCCTTGTCATGGTACAGTTGGAGCTCCACGGACCGCCCACGGTTCGCGAGGTAATGGTGTGTATCACTCCGGTTAACTGGTAATCGCCTGTCACGTTAGGTAGTGACGATTCCAGATGGACCCGCCGACCGATGAAAAGATCGGGGCAGAATGTCGTGGTGGCGCTGAGGCCGGTCATGGTATAGACCGGATATCCAATAAGCCCGTGGTCCGGCGAAATATGAACAGCCGGAATATCCAGGGCTTTGTCCTTCGGCCAGATGGTGACTTTCTCCGCGTCCCCCAGATCGATGTTAATATCGGCGGCTGAAGCGGCATCCAGCATTTGTTGTACAAGGTTTCCGGAAAAGTGTGGATTCGACAGGCTGCGACTGACGCCCTGATTTTCAAATTTCAGCCCGGCAGATGACGCCAGAGCACGGATGATATCTGCAACAGGCACATCACCTTTCGCGCTGAAATCGGCCGCTGTCTGATTACGCAGGTTGAAACTAACCTGCCCGGTCAGAATAAGGGGTATATCCGGCGCCTGGTTGTAGTCCGCATACGCATCGGTAATATCTCCCTCGAAAATAAGCCGACCACCAGCCCGTACCCGCATTTCATTAGCCGTACTTTGAGCGGGTCGCCACACGCCCCGATAACTCAGGTCGGCCATATGCGCCGGAGACAACCCCCAGATATACAGGGTTATCTGCGTTCCGGCAGTTCCGCCATATACCGTGACAGTGGCAAAACATTTAGCTCCTGAAACAGTCAGAATATTGCCCTTACCATTGTCGAACGTCCGCCCGTCTGACAGGGTGAACTCCACGGTAATGTCACGCTGGACATAGCTCATGTCAGCTCCTCAGGCGACAGCCAGTAGAGCCGGTACCGTGAACCAAGCCCCCGCCAGTCGGGATCGTGGTTCCCCTCCGTATCGGAAAAAAACAGATCGCCCTGAAACGGCAGGTATCCGTACCGGACAATCCGGTTATTGTTCAGGCACAACACGCCATACAGGCACGATTCACCGTTAACGGTAATATCGATATACATCCCCGTAGTACGCTGATTCAGGCGAATGGTGCAGACCTGAGCACCCAGTGTCACCGTAAACTGCTGGGCTTTGACGGGAGATAAAACAATTTCCAGCATCAGGTGATCCCCCTGTTCGTGACGCTTCGTCTGTCAGCGTCTGACGGTTGTGTCACCGACGCCGTAACTGGCTGAGTTTTAACCGATGCTGCCCCTTTTGCTTTATCGTTGTCAGTGGGAGACTGGTTATCCGTACTTCCCACTGACACCTCTCCTGTATTCATTACCGCCTGGAATACTGCGCTGACCGTCAGTAATGTCGGTCCATTATTACTTCGCGTTCGGTAGTCGTATTTCACCAGGTCGTAGGATGTCCATGTCTTGTCCGGCGTCTCAATATCGTAAAGTCCTGCCGTGGTACGCATCATTTCAAGCGTTTCCAGCACATTCGATCGCGAGGTAGTGGAAAAATTTGTCAGGTTCGGGACGGCCCCGGAAAACGCCGTCCACCCCTCTACAGTGAAAGTCACATGCAGTTCCGGCGGCCGCTGGATTTTATTAAAGGTGGTATAGGTTCCCTGTTCGACGGGGGCGGTGGAAACAGAAGCCTCCGCCGCCACCTCAACGACAACAAAAGAATCCGGGGAGAAAGGCTTCCCGCCCTTCAGGTGAATACCAGCCGGATCATTCCATGCGTAATAAATACCGAATGACGGTGCCAGTACACTGTTAATGAGTCCCAGGACACCGCCGCCACGAACGGCACTCAGTACGTTACTTTCATTGAGCGAAAAGTTATTCAGGGAAAGATTATCGAAAGAGAAACTCATCCTGTTACCCCGCTGGAATAAACTGAAACAAGCGCCGAATTCCTGATACGCCTACGCGCATCATCGGTAATGCCCTTCACATTGTCCGAGGTTGTAGTGACATTCAGCGTCCCGATATGCGTGGTTTCCGTTACGGTGGACTGAGATACAGGCGCCGGATGACGCGACTGTACGGCCATTGCCGCCCCCGGATGGGGCAGATTCGCCAGAACGCGGGGAATATAGTTACGGGTCTCCTCCGGAGCAGCAGCCAGCCCCTTACGCTGAACATTTCCCTCACCCCAGTTGTATGCCGCCAAAGCCTTAGCCAGATCGCCATGAAAAAACCGCAGCAGGCCACCAAGTTTTCTCGCGGCGGCATCAGCGGATTTTGCAGGATCAAAGGCATCGTTTCCCCTCAGACCAAATTCCTTAGCTGTCTGCGGCATGAACTGAAACAGTCCCATCGCACCAGCGCGTGAGACGGCAAACTGATTACCACCGGATTCGGTGATCGCAACACTGCGCAGCAGTCCGGTCGGCAGGTTATATTTTGCCTCCAGTTGGGACAGTTTCGGTTGCAGCCAGCCTAACAGGGCCTCCCCGGCCTTCGTCGGACGCGGGCGGTTTTGCATGGCATTACCGAGTTTTTCCTGCGTCGCACGCATACCCTGTAGCCAGGATGCCCCGGAGGCTGCTCCCCTCCCGGTTGCCAGAGAAGCCTGAGTATCCAGCATTCCCTGCTGCCATACTGTAGGTGATTGTGCATGGGTGATGTTGCCAGGCTTTTCTCCGGCATCCAGTTTTGCCTGGTATTCCTCCATCTCTTTCTTATTGAAAAAGAAAGTCCCGTCTGAAGCCCAGAAAAAACCATGCGAATCCAGCCAGTCCTTATTCCTCTTGCCAACGATGGATGTCATTAACCCGTCAACAACCGGGTAAAGCGCCGTTATCGCAAAAAGAAGGCCTCCGGGACCGTTGAGGGCCTTAGTCAGCCCCAGTACCCATGACGCCACTTTCAGCCCGATCAGCGTAATAATGACATTCTGCCAGCCCCCTATTTCTCCGGCAGCCTTATTCACCCAGGAGGCCACTGACTCAACTTTATTCAGAAATGTGGTGATAAACTTGTTCACTTCCTCCGGATGTTGCTGCATCCAGTCACCGAGTTTCTCCAGCCATTTGCTGAATTCCGTGGCATACGGCATCAGTGCCGTACCTATAGTCAGACCAATTGTTGTCCATACCTGGTCCAGTTCTGCAAGGGCTTCCCGCAATTTGCGGGCTTTCCGGATTTTATCGTCGGAGACCTGCGAACGGGATGTAAAGTCATCCACATCCTGAAGAGCATGGCCTGAGCCAAGAAATTGCTGCCCGGCATAACTGAACCCCAGCGCATTACCGTAGGCTGTCTGTTCTGACTTTGTCAGTCGCGGAAAGGCAGACGCCAGCTTGCGCATGATGACTTCGGTACTGTCGGTATTTAAATCAACACTGACACCCGCACGGGCTGCGACCTGAAACAAATCCTGCAACACAGGATCAAAGGACTTTCCGGCTTTGAACGCGGCTTTTGCATCCGTAATCCGGGAAAACGCCCCGGTGATCTCGCCAGCGTCAGCACCATTCGCCTGCCCTGCGCGTATCCAGCCGTCCAGATGTTTCGCTTTCATGCCAAAGGCATCGGAGGAAATTGACAGCCGGTTAAGATCACCGGCAAACCCCGTGACCAGGCTTTTAATTCCCCCCAGTGTCAGGGTGACGCCTGCCAGCGCCAGTATCTGAGTACGTATGCCGGAAAAAAACGTTGATGCCCGTTTGCCTGCTGCCTCCATCCTCTTAGCGGTTTTTTCGGCCTTTTTGCCGGTATTCGCGATGGCATCACCGGTTCGCTTCCCCGCCTGTTCCATACCCGCGGCAGTTTTATCAGCGTCAGAGCCTGTTTTCTTCAGGGCCTTACCCGTGCGCTCACCGGCGGCTTCCGTCTCACGTGCAGCTTTATCCGCATCACTGCCTGTTTTCGCCAGGGCATTACTGGCCTGTTTTTGCCCCAGTTCGAAAACATCCGCCACCCGCTCCATTGCGGCGGTCAGTCGGTCCAGTGCAGCGTGCGCAGCCTGTTCCCCGGCGGTAAAGTCCTTACTTTCTATATCCAGTGCCAGAACCAGCTCATCAAGTACCGCTGCCATTCTGTGTCTCCTGCATCACACGTTCGTTATGGGCGTCCACCTGAATAATCTCAAGCAGATCCCATAAGTCCTGCACACCAAGTACGGAATCCAGTTCGGCTTTTGAAGCCTTACCGGAGGAGATAACGGTCGCAATGGTGCGGGGAACGTTAACGTAATCCACCACCCCGAACGGTCTGTCGGGGCCGAGATAACGCGGGGGAATATCTAGCTGGCGGCGGGACTGAAAAAATCCACATGCAGTCTGAATACCTCCGCACGTAAATCAAGCCTGGTGGTGATTTCCTCTATATCGTCTTCAATAAGAGGTCGCCGTATACCACGATTTTTCGGATCGGGAACAAACTGTATACATTCCATCATTTCATCCAGCAGTGGACGGGCTTCTTCCGGCGGGATTTTTGACAACGCTTTCAGCCCTTCCAGCGCCAGCGCAGCCATCCCCATACTGCGAACATCATCCGGTAAATCCACGCCGCCACGCCCCATCGCCATAATGGCGCGCATCGCCCACCATTCCGCCTGCGAGGCAGACATTTCGGTAAGGTGAAATACCTTGCCGTTATCCCGCCCCTGACCATCAATAGTGATAAATTTCTCTTTACGGGCCATCAGTTAAAAACCTCCGGAGTGATAGTTTCCCACTCGATAACCGCCTGTCCTGGCTGCAATGTACGCGCCGCGTCAGGCAGCGCTTTCCATTGTTTGAGTACGCCATTTACGCAGGTATATTTACGACCTATCGCCGGAAGCAGCACGACAGCATTACAACGGAATACAGCCCGGCTGGTCCGGGATGTGGTTGACCAGGTATCAAAAATATCCCGGCTGGGTGAGTCCGGCATGATGTGAAACGTCTGGATAATGTTGCTGTACACAAATCCCGCAGACAGTTTACCGTCAATACCGCGGACGGTTTCTGCCAGTACCAGCGGATCGGTACCATAAACGTTATCTGCTGCAAATCCCTGAAGTTGTACGCCGGAGGGATACAGGTTATTCACTGTCAGCGTGATAATGGCATCCGCCGCAGTGATGGTGTTGTTGTTACCTGACATTTACTGGACCTCCGTGGATGCAATAACAAGTTTCTGGATACTGCCGCCGTCACAGTACCAGAGCGTACAGGACGGGCTGCTACGGGTTGCCCGCAGAGAGGGAAGCATATCGCCGATATACAGGTAGTAGCCGGTGGCAAACAACGTTGAAGAAACATCCTCCCCCACAACATTGTTGATCTGCTTCTTCTGCGCCTCCGTCAGTGTCACCCCCTCACGGATACCACCCCAGCGTTTGTACTGCTGGATAACGTCACTCATTGATGCCGCAACCAGCGCCCGCCCTTCATTGTTGTAGGGGATAGTCTGGTTTGACTTGAATAACGAGATCACAGCTCCCTGCAAACTGGCATTCAGCCAGATTTGCCCGCAGAAGCTGTCCATCCATTTAAAATCGCCGGTAATGGTGCCATCTGCCCAGTAATCTTCCACCACACTGTTTTCCGCATATTTCCCATAGAAGTTGTAACCTGCGGCTATCAGCGCATCGTAATCGCTGCCACTGGTAACATCAGCGCCCAGACCTTCATACTCGCGGAACTTGAACGGCACGCGCCCCTCCGGTCGGACAAAATCAAGGCACGCCGCATACCCCAGTACCGCAGCCGCCCGGTTACCATCAGACGCGAAAACCGGTACAACAGCACTGTAGTTATTGACGGTGATTATCTGGTACGCGATATGACTGGTATCCCCTTTTACTTTGGCCTTACCACTGGTTGTCCATGCCACATAAAAGTAACGCTTGCCCTGCCCGTTTGCCCAGGCAGAAAACGCCAGGTGTTGCTCGTCAGTGACTTCAGATACTGTGGAAAACCCCGCCCATTGCTGGGAAGCGTCCTTAATGGCTACCATCGTGTCAGGTACATCAGATACAGGCGCGCCCTGGGATATCACCGCGCCCGTATTACTGGTCATCTTCAGGGGTTCCGCAGCCGATCCACTGCCGAACGTTATCGTGGTGCTCTCCGGTTTCGCCCCGGCGGCAGTAATGACGAAAGCATTCTGTGTGGTATCGAATACCACTGTTGCTACCGCCGCGGTCAGCGCTGTCTGTAGTGCCGTTGCAGCAGCAGCGAAGCTGTTTACGCCGTTAAAATTCACCTCAGCGCTGGCGCTTTTCCCGTTAATACTCAGCGTCAGCGTACCGGAAAGTTTTTGTAGCTGTTCAATAGTCACGCCCTTAAACGAACCACTTCGTAACCAGGCCGCCGATGCGGCAAGATTGAAACGGGAAAACAACAATTGTCCCGGCGTTTTAGTGGCATTTTTGAAGCCCTGAAAATAAAGCTGCGCGCGTGCGTACTCATCGGATAATGCACCAAAATACGCGGCCACATCATCCGGGGAGGAAAACGGAACCACACCGCCAACCGGGAGTAATGGATTGCTGGTCAGCAACAGGCCATTAAGATCGACGGCATTACCCGCCACAGCCAGCACACCGGGATTTATCTGTACATCTTTACTGAGTGGGATTGGCATTATCAGCCTCCGTTGTCCGGGTGATCACGTTGTCAAAAAACATCAGGGGTGTTGTGACCACAGGGTTAATCTGCATCTGAATATCAATCGTCCGGCGCGGTTCATACTGCTGCTGGCCGTTGACGAACGTGGTGTTAAGGGGATCTGAGCAATACAGCGGGGAAATCAGCCCACCTGCCTGCCGGAAAAGCTGCACGGAAAATTCAGACCGGAAAAGCGTTGCCAGCGCCTGCGAGTTATCCGCCGCATGAGGCCCGTAGAAATCAAGCTGGCAACGCCATTTTGTGGTACGGGTGATATGCTGAGAGCCCTCACCGGCCTGTTCCGGCGCAGAGTATGTCACTACCGCAGTGGATAATCCGGTAACATCAATACCTGTCATGGTGATGAAGTCCCCCTGAGGCATCGGGACCCGGTTCTGCTGTGTTCGTTCAATCCCGGCATCAGAAAAAAGCCCCCGGAGATAATCACCGAGGGCCTGATAAAGATCGCTTTCCGTAACGGAGAGGGTCACACCTGAAGACATACAATAACCCTCGTCCAGTCCGGCCAGATTTCCGGTACCTCAACCACCAGCCACGTTTCATCGCCAATGACAAATTTATCGCCACCCTGTTGCCGGGTACGGTTAAGCCCGCACCAGTTACCGTCGGTATACAGTGTGGCGAAAACACCCTGCTGGTTCAGATTGTCGAGATGACGTAAATCCGCCTGGGTGACGGCCTGTTTTTGTACCCTGACGGGAACCGGATCTTCATACTCAGGCACGCGGGAATAATCCGCCTGCTGTGTACTCCCGCGCGAGCGATAAACCCGCGCGTCCGTATAAGGATTTACCCGGCGTACCGCGCCGGAAACAATACCGTGGAGGTTCATTTGTTGCCCCCGTCAACAGAATAATCGACACTGTTCATCATATGACCGGTTTCAATAAGCGGGTTGTTAAAGCCCTTTTGCCGGACAGTGGATGCGGCGTTGGGCGGCCTTTTCCAGTCGCGAATAAACATCTGCAACTGCCCTTTGATATGCTCCCCCATGTACACCAGAGCGGTCGCGGTATCAAAATCATTCGCCCGTAATAATGTCACCATTTTTTCGCCCCATTCGGGACTTTTATGTTCAATCATCTTACGGAAGAACGGACGGGGTAGAATGGTGACAGTGTGTTCAGTAATAGCCACATCCTGAGCAAAATTACCCTTACCGGCTTTGACAAAGCGGTGCCCGATTTCTCCCGTTTTTTCGTTATAGCGAAAGTGAAGCGTCTGCTCGCGAGCGGGTATAATCGCACTACCGCCAAACTCGTTAATGGCGGCGATATACGCCACCGGCGTACCGTCGGAGTAGGTTGCCCCTTCAAGAAAACCCACTTTGAGACTTTTGCCCGATTTAAGGTTATCTGCGGCCTGTTTCAACTTCTGACTGAACTGTCTGCCGCCCGTAACTTTGTTTACCATCGACGCCCCCTCCCGTATCCCCGGTAATAATGCCCCGGATATCGCGAAGGGGAGCCGCCGGAATGATACTGCATTGAACGGTACGGTGCCGTCGCCTGCCAGTAGTCAGCGCCGTAAGGTGTCTGGAGATACCACCACGACGCATCGTTACTGCCGCTATTGTCCACGGAGACGGAAACAGAACCTTCCGACGCACTGGTGATACGTCCCACCAGCCCCGGTTGCCCGTCACCGCTTTTGCCGAATCCACGCAACGCGCACTGGTGAGCAACCAGCAGGAACAAAAGCTGTTCCCGCTCGTTCAGGTCGGTAACCGGACTGTCGTCCGTATTATCCAGGTACAGCGCGGTCGCTTTACCGAACAGGGCGGCTGCGGCAACCTGACCAACAGCGGAAAACTCCGGGTAAAGGGCCGAAAATGCCTGCCAGTCAAACGTTACCGTACCCATACCATTTTACTCCTGAGGTTTGCCCATCACTTCATCATCGCGGTTAATGCCCGGAGCCGGATCTTTCTGCGGCAGCGGTTCAAGGCCGGATTTAACGGTTTCCTGCTCCGTAGCCTGCGCGGCAGCGCTGTTCGCCTTATCCTGCGCAAAAATAACGCCGTTTTTCACATATGGTTGCTGGCCGTGCTCCGCCAGCCAGGCTTCCCAGAACGCCTTTTCAACCTGCGTCAGGCCATAGCCCCCAACGATTTTAACGGCGTTATTCCGCCAGCCTGCCACCTGAACCCGTTTCTGGCCCACTTCCAGCACTATGCCATTCGGCAGTTTGCAGCCCACTGTTACCATTTCAGCCATGACTCACACCCCCAGCATTTGTGCATACGCCAGCGGCTGGCGAATAATCGCCCCCCAGGTACCGGCGGATTTTTTCTGTTTCCAGGAAGACGTATCCGTCACCACCGCATGGGCGCGCATTTTTTCAGTGAAAGAGCAATAGCCTGTATCCTGTTCCCCCAGACGCTCCGCGATAAGCTGTACCAGCTCGCCAGCGTCAGAGGTGTATTCCACCGCCGTTTCAATGGTCATCGCCGGGAAGTTTTTCGCCAGCAGATCGGACACGTTAACCTTGTACTGGTTAGTCTTGGTGAGGTTCACCTCCGCCAGCGGCGACATGCACAGCTTCATTTTGTCGGTACGCTCAATATGGCCGTTAGTCTGTTTCACCAGTTGTTTAAAGAGCTTCACGACATCGTCATACACGCCCTGTCCGTCCTTGTCGTCCCACTTCAGCTTACCGTCCACAGTATCCGGGGTTATCGGTGCGGATAACGACGGGTCATTCAGCAAACCGTAGTTCGCCAGTCCGGCAATACCATAGAAGTAGGACTTATTCTGGAACTTATTCAGCGTCAGTGCCGATGCCACGTTCAGCTCTGCCGCCCAGCCAATACGGGCTGCGCCGTACATATCCAGCTCTCGCTCGCCCCAGCGGGTAAACGTCTGGAAGTGATAGCTCTGGCGCGGTACCCAGTTGACGTTAGACGTCACAATACCGTTGTTGCTGTAATCCCCGTAGGAACTCACCTCCCCGGCAGATTCTGCAATCGGGAACTGTGCCGACAGTGTCGTCCAGTCACCTTTTTTGGTTTCGCCCAGAATCTGAGAGGCTTTCATCGGCGTCACCAGCACGCGGATCAGTTCTGGCTCAACGTAATTGGTGAAATATGCAGGGATACCACTGTTAGCCGCGGTAACCAGCGCAGGCTGCGCGTCCATCGCCAGTCCGTAATCGGCGGCGTATTCCGGGGGCAAATAAGCCTGTGCACCGGGAAGGATAATCCCGTAGTCGCGGCTTACCGTCGCATAATGCTGTTTAAATTTATTCATCATTTGCTCCAGGTGCTGATCTTAATAACTTCTTTCGCCGCCGCAGCGCTGGCAACGGAAAACCCGGTTTCGACAAAACCCGCCATCGTGGCGCCTGCCGCCCCTGTGGCTATATCCCCGGTGGTCAGGGAGGCAAAAACTTTCTGCCCGACCGTCGCAGCGGTGGTGGTCAGCGCCCAGAAGTCCCCCGATACCATCAGGGTACATTCACGTCCCGGATAAATAGTGTTCGAGTCGCCAGCCAGCCATTCCACAACAGAAGCCTGCCCGTCGCGCGGAACAAAACCCGCCGGCGCACCGGTTCCCTTATTGGCGGCAACGCCTTTGGTTACCCAGGCAAACCGGGCAATAACCAGTCCGTCAGGGCCGGTAATCAGCGCGCCTTCTCCCGCCACATACGAGGCGTGAGGGTTATCACTGGCAAATGCCCCCGGAATCCCCGGTGCCGGGTACTGGTTCATGTGTGTCTGAAAAGTATTCATATCAGTAACCTCGTTTCAGTTTTGCACCGGGGAAATCTGCCGCAAACGTCGATGCGCTGGCCTGGTCCATCGCAACACGCGGACCTTTAGCCGTCTGTTTCTGCTCAACGGCAAACTTCACCATGCTGCGGTACGCGCTGGGGTGAATGCCCTGGATATCGATCCCCGTCTGCTCCAGCGCGGTACGGTAAACCTCTTCGGCGCAGTCCATCGCCACCACATCGCCAATCAGCGGCCGTACCTCGGTTTCAGCCACACGAACGGCGCGGAAATTTTCAGCAGCCCGTTTCGTTGCCTGGTCAGTTGCCAGCCTGATTGCCGCATCCATCGCGGGTTTATCGACTTTCACATCGTCGGGTTTCACATCAGCCTCTTTTATTTCGGGGTCTTCGTCAGTTGCCGGAGCCAGTGCGGATTTAATTTTTTCCAGCACATCATCAGGAACTTTGCCGGACAGCAACGCCAGTACACTTTCCATCGGGCTGTCGGTATCAAATGCCTTCGGCTCGTCAGTTAACCCGGTATCATCGTCCCCGGCCAGCTCCGGCACGGCTTCTGCTGATTCCATCAGTTGCGCCAGCTCCGCCGGTTCAATATCCATATCCTGTGCCAGCCGTTCGCTGTAAGCAGTTTTTACCGCGCTGGCGATAGCTGCCGGACGCTTATGCTGCGCCATCAGGCGTAACAAATCCCTGGGAGCCGCATCCTGTGCCAGACGCGGCGCAAGATAGGTTCCCAGCGCGGTAAGCACCGCCACTTCTTTTTTACTCAGTTTCATGCGTTTTAGCTCCTGAGGGAGAGAGTCCATAACAAGACAGTCCGGCCCTGCCCGGCCATCGCCGACCAGCGCCACATGATTTCCCACGATATTCCGCATAACGCCGTCATACGATTCACCGTCGGGGGTGGTTCCCGGCGTCATATCTGCCACATAGGCATATGACGATGAGATTTCCCGTTGTTCATCCGTTTCTATCCCCGCGATGGCGGAGTTGTCCCAGATGGACATGCCGTTAACCAGATAGGTCCCGTCAAACTCGCCGTTGGCATGAGTCGTCCCCACCCGGTACTCGCGCGCGGGCGCGCCCGGATAATCGGGTTTGTGTCGGCACAGGACGGGAATATTGTTGAAGGTTGAAACTGCCTTGCGCAATTCATCGGGGTCACGGTAAAGCTGATAAAGTTTTTGAGGGTCGAGTCCCAGCGCTTCCGCCCCCGGTATTTCATGCCCGAAATAACCGCAGACGTTCGCCTTGCTGAGATTACTTCGCTCAATCTGGAGGCGACCCACTTTATCGAACTGCCTTACCGATGCCCGGTCAAACGCCAGCATTTCGGTAATAATCATCTTTTCTCCAGTCCGGGAATAACGGCCTCCCAGCTGCACTTGCAGTTGATTTCTTCGCCCGGCAGTACCCACTTACCATCCAGAAACATCCCCTTTCGCAGGTCAAACCGTTTACCGTTCGCCTTCACATGCGACGGGCGCCATGTTTTACCCGCGCGGGAATGCCGCCAGATACCTTCAGTGATGCCCACCGAGCGTTGTCTGGCCGACTGCATTACCGAGGTCGCTTTATTGTTCTGGTCGCGGGCAATCAGCGCCGCACGCCGTCGTGTGATGCCGTAGCGTTTTTCCAGTTCATCGGTCAGAGTTTTCAGGTCACGCCCCCGTCCAACGGACTGCATGACCAGTGTTTCCACCTGGGTGAGATGTTGCTGCGGGATGGAGCGAATGAGGTTCACATTCTCCGTGATGCTGGCCTGAAGTGCGGTATTCATCTCCGTTGTCATACGGAAAGGAACCGTAAATCCGGCATCACGGAGCGCAGTGGACAGTGACGCATCGCTGTTTTTCAGAACATCACCGGCAAACCGCCTCGCCAGCCTCAGTGCCATTTCGTCAAACTTTTTCTGCCAGCGCCTGGCAAGTTGTTGCATGGCTCCACGCATCAGGTTAACGGGGGACGCATCCTGCGCGAGGTCTGTTTTACGGTACTCAGCCCGCAGCCAGTAAAGTACGCTGTTGTGCATCTCACTGACGGCATTATCCAGTTGTCTGCGGTACCAGGCCTCAATCCCCGCGTTGGGTGAAATCCGTCTCAGGGTCTGCGTTCGGGTCTTGCGGCGGATTTTCTTCGGTGTCGTCAATTTCGATTTCTCCGCTCAGGTCAATACCGTTGTACGGACTGTCCGGCGCAGTAGCCAGCCGTTCTCGTACCTCGTTATTGGTCACCGCTCCGGCGCTCTCGTAAATCTGATCTGTTTCCGCTTCAGTTTTACGGATATTCGCCAGTTGCTCGCGCGTCAGTTCATGCAGGGGTTCAAATTCAAAAGTGATATCAGGATCGATATCGCCGAACTCAGACAACTGAATAATATCCAGTACCTTTTTCAGCGGTTTCTTCAGAAGGCGAGTGGCAAGTGCAGCGATGGTGTCGTAAAACACACGGATTTCACCCTCACTCGACGCGTTCAGTCCCGTAGGACTCAGCCCGGCGAACTTTACTGACGGTATGGCACTGACAAAGAACATGTGTTCCTGTGCCTGCGCCTGAAGGGTGTCGAGGCCGCTCAGAGGGGTGTTGAACTGGAAAAACTCTTCTTTCTGCTTGTCCAGCATCAACAACCCGCGGTTATCACGGGTACGGTTAAACAGCTCCGCGCGTTTTGCGTAATTCGGGTCCCTTTTCCCCGTTAACGCCTGGCTCATGTCCGTCATGATCCCGCTCAGCGAAAACGAATGCAGCATATCGCCCACGCTGTCGCGTGTACGCAGCCAGTTGTTGACGTAAGGTTCGGCAATCTGAACCAGTGACAGGCCGCCAAAGTTATAGGCCGGCTTCAGCATGTCCGGAACCGGGCGGGAAATCAGATCAATCATGCGGCTGGCGTGAACCGTTTTTCCCATTACGTACCATTCGGACGGACGGTAAAAATCATCACTCAGCGGATTATCCGCGTTATACATACCCGGATACGTCCAGACGGGTTCAATAACACGAAGCCCTAGCAGAGAACCTTTCGGGATTTTTTTGTCGGAAATAAACAGCCTGGACTCCAGCTCCGCCGTGTCAGTCCAGGCCGACATACCCGATGGCGAACGCACATCAATATAAATTTGCCCTCGCCCGAAAAAGCCGTCATGCTCCACCGCCAGTCTGAAGGCATCCCGTATGTTATAGCGCTCCAGTGCATCAGTAAGCTGCGCTATGCGCGGCGCGCGGCTGTCGTCCCCCTCCCCGACCGCCTTAACCTTTATCCACTTGCGGGTCATCTCCTCGGCAATCACACTGACCATGCGCCGGTATTCCGGCAACTGAGCCTGCATGGCAAGGTACGGATAACCCGGAAATCCTCCGTACACAAAATCAGGATACTGGCTGTTCAGTGTATCGTAGGGAGTCGAGTCCATTGCCAGTACAGCATTGCGTATGTCTTCAGGAATGACTCCCGGCGGTGGCTCATAGCGAACAAATTCACGCTGCGGTTTTTGTCCGGCCTCAGCAACCACCTCATCGCTGATCGTCATCGGATGTGGTTCAGGCGGACTTTCTGGCGGTGTCACCGTTTTTTTACGTTTAAAAAGCCACATCAAATCCACTCCATAAAATCATCAGAAATTACGACGGGCATTTCCATCGGGGCATAAGCAATCATCACTGAGTCTGCCAGGTTAGGAGATTTCGTCCCGTCAGGTTGCTTATCAACAAGAATTTTTCCGACGGCATTTTTCGACCAGGTGGGTTGTGACAGTTCCATCAAAAGCCTGTCTTTATTTTCCATCGTGCCGCAGATGGAAATAATCTCATCCGGGTCATACTCCATGCCCTTTAGCGCACGAAATGTATTGCGGAATAATTTGCGAAGATGCCACCAGCCCTGAGCTTTGGCATTGGCGAAAAAGTCCTTATTCAGACGTGCCGGTTTGCCGTTATCACCGGGAACAGCTTCATTTTCAGGATAAAAAACGCTTCCACTCCCCCGGAATGGTGTGGCAGTAATTTGATCTGTACCCTCAGCTTCCCGCAGTTCGTTGATAGCGCGTGCATCACCACGAACGCCAGCGCCTAACCCGTCCTCGTCAAAGCGGAACTCATCGGCGCCAAAGTCATCGCACAGGCCGAAGACCTTAACCACGGAGTCATAGATGTCACTACCCTTACCCGACCATTCCTGGACATCACTCAACAGGAAGCCGTAACGAAGGGAACAGGCGTTTTTATCCCGTCCCTCGTCGGCGACGTCCATTGCACCGAGCCGTTGACCGCTGGGCTGAATCCCCAGTTTGATATGTGCGTCAACCGCAGCCTGTACCCATTCTGATGGGATCAGGATACCCTCTGCCGATGCCTGGTAATTAAGATCCAGCTCCTGAGCAACGATGATCGGGTTATCAATTTTCTCGCACTCCTTGCGGTACCACTCATCATCCTTACGCGGGTCGCTACGCCAGTGAAACGTAAACACAGGGATTTTTCCGCTGTGCCGCTTCTGCGCAAAGGGGTTATTCATGCCGTTAACCGATGAGAGATCGATACGGCAACGAGTTGTCTGGGAAAGCGCGGCATCAATAAGTAATGGCCGCTGGAGAAAGGCGGCCTCATCCACAAAATAAAGCGTAGTACGGTCACCGCGCCCGATATTATCGCCAGCTTCTCCTTTAATTACCGCGCCAGTGTCAGGAAACTCCACGCTCATAAAACGTGAATGCTTTCTCTCGTCCCAGCCTCCCCGAAACTCGGCAGGAAGAGTTGCTATAAATTTGCGTACTTTCCAGAACAGCGCTTTTGGATCAACCGTGCTATCGACATACTCCTCTTTACGGGAGCCAAACCCTATAACCATTTCACGGTTAAACAGACATAACGCACTGGCCAGACCGACAGATGTCCAGCTCAACCCCATTTCGCGGCTTTTTTCAGTCAGACCATTCTCATGGTTACGCGAGCGTTCCATAATCCAGTCGATCCATTCCTCCTGCCGTGGAAACAGCAAAAAAGGAATGGTGACCGGAAGACCATAATCGAGGTTGCGCGGGTCAGTAGTCATGCCCCAGTCGATGATGAACTGCGCCGGGTTTGTACAGTAAAACTGCCTGAGAGCAGGGAGAGTTTCGGGAGCCGTCCTGATACGTTGCAGACGCTCCATTCGCCATTCGAAAACCTGAACATAATCAGGATTTTTAAAGTCAAAGGGGAATGGTAAAGGCATAATCAACTCATCATTTTTTTGTACAATTCCGCTGCCTGATCAGTTGTCAGATCAGTATCTTTTCCTTGTAGAGGCGTTTTTTCTGGTTCACTGACAGCACCTATACTCCATGCTTCTCTCTCCAGGCCGATCAACGTTTTCAGGCTGTCGCTCAGGTCTTTCAGAGATTTCACGCGGGAAGGCAGACTGATGACTTTTTGATAAGATTCATTGAGGCGGTCACGGCCTTTATCGTCAGGATCGAACATGATGTCACCCAGTTGTTCCAGCGCCCCCACATCAGCACACTGCGCACCAAGTTCATCAAACAGCGTGTTTGTAAGTTCCCGGGCCCGGCGAATATCGCCCCGGTGCTCCATGCGTACCGAGGCTATTACCTCCGCAGTGGCTTCTATCAGTACGCGTTCTGTAAGTTCAGTTTTGGTGCGTACCGTTTTGCGTACTTCCTGTTTGCGTACCAGATCGTCAGCCTTTTGCTGAATCCTGGCGTTAAGATCACGGGACCAGTCATCACGCTTTGCGCGCTTGCGGATAGCACCTTCACTAATACCATGATGTGACGCAATTTCACGGAGGGACATCACTCCGGCCCGGTATGCCGTCTCGATGGCCTCCCAGTCCGGTTTTGCCATGATTATGTTCCCTGTGATTAACCATTATCGCAGCCCCTCACTGAAGGGCTGCTGTAATGCCTGATCTCACCTACTGCATAACCGTATTATCAGCATCACTACCGAGAATATCGGTCAATGCGGTATCGACAGCGGCGTCAATCTGCTGATCCAGAGTGGATTTAATCTGCGTTTTAACTGCGATGGTAACGGCGTCTGATTTGAGGGCGTTTTTCACCATGTCGTCGGTGACGATATCTTTCATATCCGGCATTTCTCTTTGCTCCGTATGGACGAGGCTTTTCAGCCATTGGGTTATTTTCATGAGGTGTACCAGTTTTTAGCGTCTGGTTACGTTTTTGAGGTGTACGAAAACTGGCTTATGTCAGTACGATAAAAACGCGATGTGGTAGTACGCAGACCCAGAGACATTGTCATGTTTATGCATTTCTGAAACTCCCCCGCAGGTAAGCTCCTTTTCCCTCCTGCGGGGATTTTTTTATCTGCACTGCGTGCGAACGTACTCCTGCAAATACTTCAGTTTTTCCTGGTCGCTGATGATCCCGGCGCGGATATTGAGAACGTTTTGTCCAGCACCTGGAGAGAGTTCGACGGTGGCAGCATTGCCCATGCGGCTGGTGCTGGCGGTTTCGGTCTGGGTGAGCACTGAACATCGCCCTTCGACGCGCACCCGGCCACCAGCAGCAAGGCGGCGCTGCAAATCAGTATTCCTGGTCTGTGCATCAGCTAATTCCTTCGTGTATTTTTCATCGAGGGCGGCGACGTCACGCTGGCGCTTCGTCATGTCAGTAATTGTCGCGTTCGCCAGCGCCAGCTTATGAGTAACGGTGTCGCGCTGCTCTTTGTACTTCACCGCGTTACCGTGGTAGTGGTCAGTGGCCCATGCCAGCGCTGCGATCACTATCAGCAACGAGACTATTACGCCGGTGGTTATACGATTCATGTCACCACCAACGGATTTGTCCTATCAGATAGCCAATAGCGGCGACAAACAGTACCAGCCAGATCAGGACAAATTTCCAGTTTGGTAATTGCTCAATCATTAGTCGCAACTCCCTAATCAGTTTGCTAATATCAATCACAGGTTCTCCCTTGCCTTATTCAAGGTGCAGAAACAGAAAACCCCGATCGCCGCTAACGTTCGGGGTTTTCGCTTTTATATCCTTCGTAAATCAGAAATCGGCAGATTTTGTGTTATCCGCCCCTGTGGCGCCATGTCATTTTTTGGTGAATTATTCCGCTGACAACAATTTATTGATCAATCCCCCAGCACGCCAGCGCCGATTCCTGGTCGCGTCGTATCACCTGGCCGTAACACTGATTTTTCCGGTTGTGGCAATCTTTGCCGCCGTCATATACCCAACGGCGAATTTCTGCACATGCTCCTTTGCGATCTCCTTCGTTCAGTTTCCGGTAAAACGTGGACGGAAAACATTTACCGGGACCGATGTTATACGGACAGAACGACGCAATACCGGCTTTCTGCGGCTCGGTCAGCGGTATGTGAACATGTTTATTTACCCATGCCAGCGCTTTATCCCGCTCGATGGCGTTGTAATGGTCGCACTGGCTTTTCGTCAGTCGCTGGCCTTTCACAACGGGTTTACCATCGATACGGGTCACGCCACGACATACTGACCAGACGCCGCCGTTATCACGAACGGCCACCAGAGTATTCCCTTCCCGCTCCTGTAAAAACTGGTCGAGCAGCTGTGGTGCGCCGGCACCGGCGGCAATCAGCGCCAGCATGGCGGCGGAAAGACCGTATTTAACTTTTGTCCTGAGCGCCATTACTGCCCTCCGGCATTTCAGATACCGCCAGCATCTTTAACGTGCTGTCATGGTCGTTTTTTTCCAGAATTCGGGCGATTAGCCTGTTACGCTCTTCCATCGCGGCAGCCTGTCTTGCCTGAGCCTGCTCTGATTTCTTTTTGTAATGCTTATTAACCAGAAACGTACCAATACCCAGAACAATACCTATCAACGCGCCATAGTCGTTTAACGTCCACTGGGCGCATATGCCGCTGATTAATGCCCAGATGTAGGCCAGCCATGTCGTATGTTTATCCATTGTCATAACTTCCCCTGTCCGGGAAATGGACTACCCGGATGTCGGGTAAGTGGAAAAAGAAAAGGCCGCGCAATAGCGCAGCCTTGTGATGGGTGCGGGAGCCAATCCCCGCTACGTGGCAGTGGTATACAGAAAATCAGGGGTATAATTTACGCAGCTAATATTTCAAGCCGTCTTCCAAGCGCTGCCAGCGCTTTCTGTATCGTGTCGATTTTCGTCGAGTGCTTCAGATCAAACAATCTGGTCACTTCCTGTTTTTTGATACCCATACGTTGCGCCAGCTCAACCTGAGTTAAGCCGGAACTAATCCAGGCGTTCAAAAGCATAACCTTCGCTACCACACTTGCCGGTACTTCGACAAAATCATCTGTCACGTTACCCGGTTCTGGTATGCGCTCCCCGTCTTCGAAATAAAATTCGAAGGCCGTAACAAGCGCATCAAGCGCGTTTTTCAACGCCTCCTCCCGCGAATCACCCTGAGTAAGGGCTTCCGGTATATCCGGGAACGAGACAACATATCCGCCGCTGTCTGGCGTTAATACTACTGGATATCGCATATTTATCCTGGTGAAGCTGTTCGGGTAACCAGCCCCGGAGGGCTGGTTTGTTATTTCAGGCCTAACTGCTTGAGTATCGCCTTTCTTAGTGGTTCTTTTATCTCGGCGCCAGGATGTCTCGGCATTACGCTTCGATTCCCGTTATATCGCAGTTTCAGATGGTTAGTACCGTTTGAAACTTCGCCCCCCTGAGATTCAAGCCACCGCCTGAACTCGCTTTGCTTCACCACTCCTCCATTCTGTTGAACATGCTATTATAGTAAACATTTATGCTTACTATGTCAACATTTTTGATTACTTTTTGGGGAGTGTTAATAAAAAACCCGCTCAATGGCGGGTTCTTTTTGTGTTCATGTCTGTTATTCGCCTCGCGATACAGCTTTGCGAAGCGTACCGGAATTGAAGCAGTTTATACGTAAAAAAGCAATTCTTTTTTACGTATAACAAAATGCATCATGTATTGGGCGATATAGCATATATTCCGCAATCTTCAGCCAATGAGCGATACGCTTCTCACATGTGCTAAAACACCATTCCGGATTAACGTCCTGCAATCGCTCTGCCATTTTGCGCTTACTCATTCCCCGCCCTTCGTAACGCTGGTGAATCAACTTTTTCAGCGCCGGATACTCAGCTAATACAGTACCAATCACGCGGTCAATCAACATGGCCTCGGAATCAGTACAATGCGCCAGCCAGCTTTTTTGTTTCCCGTTCATCATTTCACGAAGAAAGGCCTCCAGCTCTGGCTTGCTTGTTCCTGATTTTTTCAGACGGCGTAAAGCCTCATTGATGGCTGTTTTTGTCAGTTTTCTGGAGGCCAGTAACTGGTTAAACATATTGCCGGGTTTACCGCTGCCGATGTATGACCATCGTCCCCACATACGGAGTTTTCCCTGAATCCACACGCTTTCCAGTGTATTCAGTCGAAAATATTCGCCCGGTTTTCCGGTACTGGTTGGATAAATCATTTCGGTACCACCTTTCCCATGCGTACAAGTTTAATCACTGTCAGTACGATCGCCCTGTTCATCAGACACCGGCGTTCTTCCCTGCTCAGGTGACTGCCGTTATCGATTTCATGATGGCATTCCTGACAAATAGCCGCCGTGGCGCAGTCATCCGTTTTCATTCCCATGCCTTTGCCTTCATTCATGTGCGCGACCTGCGTTCCCCACCGACCACACAGCACGCACTGCTCAATCTGCCCGACGGCTGCCAGCCATTTTTTACTGCGGTAAGTTTTCATTTCAGATAAGAGCACGCACGCCTCCGTACTGGCACATGCCCGAATTCCGGTAACAGGGCGCTTACCGTCCAGTGAATACAGTCATGATTCAGGCTGCGCTCCGTCTTTACCCCCCTGCGCCGGTACTGCTTCACCAGCTCATCCGCCTCTTCGGTGGTACAGTTCGGGTGTAGGAACCATGTTTTTCTCATACCAGCCGCCCGAAATAATCCCCGCTATAGCGAACCTCGCGTAGCTGAATACCCTGAGATACCGCAAACGCCTGGCTGTACTCAATCAGACTGTTCATACGCTTTATTCCCATCGCGGCGGTACTTTCACGAATTGGCACCAGTTCGCCTTCCAGACCTGCAATCACCTTTCCCTGTCCACCTGTTGCAACAGAGTGACCGGACACCAGAATTGCCTTCCACGATGGTACGGACCAGGATGAACCGGCCCACTGCACACGGGTATTAGCCAGATCGCCGCAGATGGCGTGAAACAGTGAATTTTGAGGAAGGGTACGCTTCGGGTCTGAAAAGCTGACGACAAGCGGAAAATCAGCATTCACAGGCTGGCTGTTGATGTAGTCGATAAGATTGCGACGAATACGATCATCGCGGAGATAAAATTTTATGCTCACGCGCAACCTCCACAGAGGTTAAACGCCGGATACAGGAAATCCCCACTCTCCGGCGTCGCCGGGAGCAGAAATCCTGATGAGGTTTGCCTGACCAGTTGTAAATGCGCCATCGTTCTCTCCGATGGCACAGAATTACCCAGCAGGTTGTTCAGACCTGAGCAATGATTATAACTGAACTCTACTTACATTAGAAAACGGAAAACCAGCAAGCTTTCCGGCTTCCTGTAGCTCCTGCCATGAAGTGACAAACTCATTTTCACGCAACAAAAATCCCCGCAGAGCCTCCCCGTTTACCAGATAAATAAGCACTGGCCCGGTATGGGTCAATAACCCAGGAATTAAATCATCAGGAATTTGCATTAAACACCTCCTGCTGGTTGTTATGAAAAAACCACCACCAATATATAGAAGACTACTAATTATCATTATTAATAAATATGACTACTTTTTGTCCATACTCAATGACATTTTCTCTGTGTTCTATTTATAATCTGATAACTGGTTATTTTTTGACACGCTCATTTCCCGGACATTAAAAAACCCGCCGGAGCGGGTTGAATGTGGGTGCGTTGAGGATACCTGACACATCAGAGGTGGCGGGGATTTCTCCCCGCCGGGTCTCTTACTCCTCAGATTCGTAAGCCGTGAAGACAGCGACCTCCGTCTGGCCGGTTCGGATGCGTACCTCGCAGAGGTCTTTCCTCGTTACCAGCACCGCCATTACAACGGTGATACAGATGACGATCAGGGCGATTAACATCGCCTTTTGCTGCTTCATAGCCTGCTTCTCCTTGACCTTTCGGTCCGTAAGAGGCTAATCTACGTGTGTAGAGCATAGATGTGGCCTCAGTTTAATGTTAAGCGTCCTGCAAGACGCCGAATGTTAACTGGGGCTTTTCTCTGTCTGCCTTTCACGAATGCTCCAGGCAAACAGCCTCAAGCACCCGCAGCAATTGTACTCAACGCTCTGTGTTACGCCAGCTATTTGTCAGCCTCCATGCAACTGTTATGTATCATTTCGGCGTTCATCACCTTGAACCCCATACCTTCAACAATCATTTCCGCCCGTAGCACATCCGCTGTAAATCCACTGACGGTCGTCGTCACGATAAAAAATCCCTCACTCACCGCCCGCAGTTGCGGCACACGCAACAGAATTTCATCAACCAGATGGATATGTTTTCTCCACCAAAGGAAACCGCTGGTGATAACCAGACGGGACTCAGCTCCTCCTTCCTGGTATTCGATTTTCATGCAGATTTCGCCTCCCGGTAATGTCCCCGATAAAATGCCAGTACCCTTTGCATCGTCACGCTGTTCCGGCACTCCGTACAGATAACGTTTCTGGTCCGGTCGTAGGAACTCACCACACCTTCCGGCGTTTTCAGAAAGCGGGTAATCCTGGCATCTTCACGTTTCTGCTTCCAAAGCCGAAAAGCCTGTTCCGAAGGGAAAATACCGCTTCTCCCGGCCTGATACAGATCCCCACAACTTTCCGCCTTTTCCAGGTAGTGGCGGGCTGTAAAAATGGTTAACCCCGTTATCTTCCGAAGTTCTCCAAACGTCATCCGACCGTGTGTTCGTACCAGTTCCGTCAGGCGCTTCTGTATTTCAGCTTTCTGCGCCGGTGTGTAATTTCTGCTCATGAAAACCCTCCGGAAAATTATTTCACCGCCCTGAGATAGCTGACGTTCGGGCGCCAGCTCCCCCAGTCAAAATTCACCCACCGCCCACCATTCATGGTCATTCTGTCCATAACCCGCTGGCCTGCCAGATTCGTCAGCGCCTCGTGGTTAAGATTTGTCAGCATTCCGACGCTGCGCAGGGATGCCGTCCGGCGATCGATAATTTGATTCAGCGTTACCTGCTCGTTTCTGGTCTCACGCTGCACGCCAACCTCATCGAGGATCAGCAGATCAACCCCGCACAATTCACGCAGAAATTTCTCGCCAGATTTCCCGTCATCGTAGCTGGCATGAAGCGCACTCATCACATCGGCGACAGTGATAACAATCACACTGCGTCCGGCATTCATCAGACGATTGCCAATGGCGGCGGCCAGATGATTTTTTCCGGTACCGGGATTCCCGCTGAACACGAAGTTCGTGCAGCCAGTATCCAGTTCACCAGCAATGGATTTAGCCTGACTGAGTGCATGGCGCTGGCCGTCGTTCTGTATCCGGTAATTTGCGAACGAGCATCCGCGATGCAGCCGCTGAATCCCGGCCCGACCGAAGATTTTTTCTGCCCTCGCCTGACGATTCTGACGATCAATTTCTTCGCAACTCCTGCGCCCTTCGGCGAGTTGCCATTCCCGCCACTCCTCCGGCGTCCGGAACGGTACTGCGCGTTCGGCAGACTGTGGCGCCAGTTTCCTGATACGGGCCAGAATCCCGGTATCTGCGATGTTTTTCATAGCCTGTCACCCCCTGAAACCTGGTGGAATTACGTTGTCCGGCGGCGGTAAATCCTGAATCCTCGGCGGACTGTCGCGGCCACGGTTGCCTCCCCGGTCCTGGTCTTTCGCCAGCCAGCCGGTGATAAATTTTTTGATGCCACGCGTGGTTTTTAGTCGCCGTCGATCGCTCAGCAACCATCCCCGCTGGTTACGCAGCGCCTGCCGGACATCAACCGCCGGATACAGCGACTCAAACTCGGAAACCAGTGATTCGGTCACGGAAAACTCAGAACCATCGTTCAGCGGCAGCCGGATAAACTCAGGGTCATCGGAACGGGGCATTTCAGGCACACCAGCGCTCAGAGGCCGACGCTCAGGTCCGGCATGGGCTGGTCTGGTGCCGTCGTGCAAATTCAAACCGCATGACTCCCGGTTTTCCTCCGGCTGCGGGGGGCTGATTTTTTCAGCACCGCGCAAAAGGTTTTGATCTTTTAGATCTGTATCTTTATCTGGATCTGTATCTTTATTAGTTGCCTGTTTGTTGACGTCATGTTCAAACACAGAATCAACACCTGTTGAACATGTGTTGATTCTGCCAGTGGATTCTGTTTCCTTCCGGTTCCTTCGGGACTGAACAGATGCTTTTCCTGCCGCTGACCTTTTAGCCAGGGTTTCCCTGACGGCTGCCAGGTCATCTTCGATTCGCTTGTGAACCCATTCAGTGCCGTTATCAGTGAAAAATTCTTTCAACGACTCTTCTACGGCTCCCCAGCGTTCACTGCTGACCCGTGCAATTTTTGCCAGCCTGTTTTTCGGTATGGCCCTTCCGGTCTGCCAGTAATTGAACATCAGCAATAAGTAAGCGCCATGCTCCTCGGTAGACAGATGCATGGTGTCTGCCAGATAATCAGCGATATAAAGCTGCATGTATGGAAGTGCTGCCATAACGCCTCGCTACGCTCTTTTCCGGGCGATCTGAAAACATAAAAAATTACTCACTGGTCATGTCTCTTGTACTGCTGGCGATAACCGCTACGTAACGCCTGTAACGCATATATGGCCTCGTCACACTCCCGCTCAAAATCCGCCAGCGGCGCGCCAAGAAGTACCGCGCTTGCCACTGCGGTTTTTTTAAAAGCTGTGAAAGCAGGTATTCAATGCTCTGCCCTGCCGTTATTCGTTTATGCAGTTCCGGCGCGCTTTCGCGGATCGCCTCCAGAATAGCGGGGATCAGCGCAGAGAATTTCTCGCAGTGTTCCGCCGTTTCCCGTTTCCGCCAGCGCTGAAAAATGTTTATCCGGTTACGGCGCCATGCGTCGTAATCCACCGTTCCGTCGTCACGCTCGATACGGTGAACCGCTATTTCCGGTCGCGCCGGCTGCTCCAGGAATGCGCGGGTGATCAGCTGCGTGGCGGTCTCCTGGGTTATCTGTAGATATGACAGCCATGACGATAACGCCTGACTGGCTGTTTCAGGGGTGATCATGGTTGTTCAGCCCCTCCAGAACGTCTGGCTTTACGATACTGATCGTAGAGATTTTTGTCGTAGTGCAAGAAACCATTGGAGGCTTCCTGTAGGCGCATAGCTCGACCTTCTGGAACCAGCTCTCCCCAGGCATAAATTGAGGACAACCTTACACCAGCAGCTCTTGCAAGCTTGGTTTTACTCCCAAAAAAAATGATTGCGTCGTGTTTACGCATTGTACGACCTCCTTAGATTTTCCTACCGAAACTAGATCGTAGAGAAACCTAAGTCAAGAAAAATTAGAATAACCTAATATGAAGAATGAAACTTTCGGCGCACGTCTTCTGGCAAGACGTAAAAAACTTAAACTATCTCAGGCCGCTCTCGGAAAACTGGTCAAGGTAGCTCACGTCACGATATCGCAATGGGAAAGGGATGAAACTCAGCCCGCTGGCAAAAGGTTATTTTCTCTTAGTCAGGCGCTCCAGTGTTCTCCCACTTGGCTTCTGTTTGGTGATGAAGAAAAGCAACCGGCGGAACCGATCGCACCACCACCTGACCTCAGGGATGATCAGAAGGAACTTTTGAAACTCTATGAAGCCCTTCCTGAATCAGAACAAAAGGCACAACTTGAAGGAATGAGAGCTAGAGTAGAAAATTTTAATAAATTATTTGATGAATTACTAAAAGCAAGAAAACGAAGTTCTAAAAGCTAGTTCCTACATCATACTCATCCCTTTACACACGTAAAAAATGCGTCATTTCAAAGAGATGCATTTTTTTATCACAAAACTTAGATTTTTCTAATAAAATTCATTGACTATAAAATTAGGTTATTCTAAATTAACTCCATCAACAGCAATCACGGCACAGTGGTTACTCAGAAAAACGTTCCGCCGCCGGGCGTTAAGCGGATGAGGTGAAAGATGAAGATGCAAGAACTTCCAGTAGAGGTTCAGGCTATCGCAGCTTCTACTCTGCGTAGAAAAATGAAAATCAATGACCAGCGAGCAGATAAAGAGCCAGTCGAGAAACTGGCTCATGAGGTGAGAGAGGCGTTTATTTCTCTTTTTTCAGAACGAGTGCTGCAAGAGGAGAAAAAGGCAGCGGCAGAAAAAGTAGCCGCCACCATTCTTGGTCTGCAACAACTGGTTTCAGGCGATGCAATGGTTAAAACCCAGATAGGACACTTGATATCAGCGACTGATGATCTGCTTAAGAAGTGCCTGTAACCCAAACAACACGGCGAAGAGGCGAACGATGGAAGCAAAAAAAATGGCGCACCTGACCGTATCGGTTGACGCCACCATAGCTGAACTCCAGATGAGAGAGCTTATTGAGCTACTTAAGCGTGAATCCTCATTTTTTGAGTGCTCCGTTGAAGAGGTCTTCGATCTGTTTCGCCGCCGTGTTAGCGACCTGATTGGCAACATCGTCGTTAGTTATGACCCGGTTGCAAGTGAGGCACCTGGCGTGACCAGTCCCTGTTTTAAAGTTGAATTCGGTGATGACTTCCACCGCGTCGTTGCCGCAATCAGGGCAAGAGACCCTGACCTTCTTAAGGTTTGACATGCTGTTATTCCCTGCTGGTTGTGTGAGAACTCCAGTATACCACCGAGCCTGAAGTGGTAAAAAGACAGGCCGCCTGCTCCACGTTACGGAGCACACAACACGAAAGCGCGTTGCGGGATATGTTCATATTGTTCCTGTCGTTAATCCAGCCTGACAGCGCGCTTCCGGTTGCGAGTGGAACCCGTGACATTGCTGTGTGTAGTCTTTGGCGGTACCAGTTCATTCCTTTCTGGTATCCGCCCTTTTTAAACCGGAGATATGACCATGAGCACCATCGGTATTTATCTGGAGGGAGCCGACGCCACAATTAAACCCGTAAACATTCATCGTGTCGGTGTTGAAATTGAAGGTATTTCATTATCTGAACTGGTTGAATCGGTTGATGACACCCCGGAACTTCTTGATGTCATCGGCGAGAAAAATATAGCCCGCTGGATTTCCACCAGAAACAAACTCGACAGCTTTCTTGATTACTTCGACCACCGCGATGTGGCTGACTGGCTTGAAATAAGGGTCAGTGAATTACAACAGGAGGACTGAAAAATGAAACACCAGCACTACGGTACGATGGAGGTCATACGGCAATGTGCGGTTCCCGGAACAATGGTTAAATATAATGACCGGATTTATAAAGCCACGGCTAATACCAGGGGAAAACTGACGTTAACAAATATTCGTGAAAATATTACCATCCGGGATTTAGTTATAGAAATTTATCTTGATGGTAAAGGCGAACCACTGACAAACTGATTAATTTAACAATACCATTTTTTAAATCATGCCAGCAATGGCAGGGATTCACTCAACCTGAAAAAGGAAATAAAAATGAAAAATACAACGCCTGATGCAGCAGTATTACAGGAACTAAAAGAACTCACCAGCCGTATATTTAAGATATGCGAGCAAAACAATATGCCGGTAGTTATTGGCTATTCATACGAGTTAAGCAGAAACGAAGATGGCTATTCAATAAATAAATCAATAACTGCATATGCAGATGAAAAAACAGGAGCATGGGACTCCACTATAGCCGCAGCAGCCATGTTGCTCAAAGTGAAAGACGTCCCCAGGGAGGTTATTGGTGCATTGAAGAGCCTGTCTGTTGCCAGTGATTTTGCGCGGGCGATGTCTGAGGCCTCAAAGGAAAAAAGCCTGCATTAAATGCAGGCGCTTCCCCGGCTTTACATCCCGGCGATGCTGAGGTGAGCGACCAGACCCACCACCAGAGACATGACCAGTGAGCACCCGGAGAGGATTTTCACTGGCAAAACGATTTTAATCTTAACTGAGGTTAAAAAACAATGAGCATTAAGCAGGAAGAATATTCATTTTATTACAAGGTTAAAAATGAAAGTGCCAGGAAACGCCTCGGCTTTAAAGCCGGTTTTTTCTGGTGTACAGCTAAAAAGCAGTCACTCGCCCTCTCCCGTGGCGAACTGGCTATGGATGCTGCCGGATTTGATGAAGCTGATTTTGCCAGACCTGTACGCGTACATTTTCCGGTAGAAAATGACATTCCGCCCGAGGGTGTCTTTGATACTAAATTTTGTGAAAACCGCGAACCCGGTGGCGAAGACGGCAAAACCCTGACACTTATCCCCGGCGCAGCTTCTGCTGTAAAATCAGATGAAACAGAACGCGCCGACGGTGCTGGCACTCCTGCCGGAGAAAACGGGATACAGGAATCTCATAACCCGCCAGCAAACCCTCAACTGACCGTGGTTGCGACACTGCCGTTCCGCCATCGCGTTCTGGCACAGTATATTGGCGATGGAGAATATCTTTATCACGTCGATACAGACCAGAAAAAAGAAATCGCGTGTCTGGAGATGGATACTCAGAATACCACTGTCCAGAACCTGATACTCGCAGCAGAAAATGTAGAGCCGTTCAAAAAAGCTATCGAGCACGATATTCACAAAGCAGTGAATGCGTATAAACAGGTATTTCCTGTCGATGGAAAAGTACCTGAGTTATGCACCACTATTAAGTTTTTTAAGGAATGGTTCAGTGCTGAACACATTAACCGCGGCCTGCTGGTTAAGGAATGGGCTGAACGCCTGAAGAATAAACCGGCACCCGTTAAAAAAACCGGACCACATAAAGTAATTGTCGACGACGTAAATAAGCCAGAACGTCCACGCCGTAGCGAAAAACCGACACACAGAACGATTAACTATGAGCTCGCCTGTGGTTTCTGTGAGGAGCTGGATCTGAATAACCTGCGTCCTGCAATGGATTTTGCAAAACGTATCATCGCCGAAGACCGGGAAGACTGGAAGCGAATGTCGATGACAGTGGGCATTATTCCCGACATCAAAGGCTACGACCGACAAACCATTATTGACCTGGTACGCAAAGCGCCAAAGGCCGTACATAACGGTAATCCTGATCTTCGCCGGACGTGGTGCGAAAGCTTTCTTGCCGTTCATGGTGTTCGCGATCCGGACTGGTACGAATATGTGCCTGATAACACCCCAACAACCCATGAAGAAAATGCAGCAAGGCTTCGTCAGGCGGGCAAATGTCTGCGGGATATTGAGGCAGGGAGATTTCAGTGTGATGAAGAAAAACCGCACCCGACAGGCGAACTGGCAGATGAACCAGCAACGCCTGAAGCAGTGGAACAGGACACAACTGAACATCATCCGGACCCGCAGCCGCTGGAGAATGAGCCACCTGTAAGCCAGACAGAAGCAGGCTACCAGAAAATACGGGCAGAACTGCACGAAGCACGTAAAAACATTCCACCCAAAAACCCGGTTGATGTTGGTAAACAACTGGCAGCCGCGCGCGGTGAATATGTCGAAGGCATCAGCGACCCGAACGATCCGAAGTGGGTTCATAACAATTACAGCGCCTCAAATCAGGGTGAAAAAGAAGAAGTGGTGCCGGAGGAAAAACAACCAGCAGCAGAGCCGGAGGCTGTCACCAGAAACGCGGACGGGACTTTCGATGTATCAGCGCTATTCCCGCCCCCCTCAAACCAGACCGAAAAAACGGAAGCCAGAACAGAAAGAGATGGAGAAACGCCGAAAGAGAGCAACCAGCAGGAAACGGCTGGCGATACAGGGCAGGAAATTACAACGGACGGTGGTTCAGGTACTGGCGGTGATGAAGCTGGCGAAGCGCCAGATCCCGTAGAAAACGGAAATTTCACTGTCCCTGATGATATACAGCCAGGTATTTACTATGACATCCCTAACGAGGCGTATCACGCTGGCCCGGGGGTCAGTAAATCACAGCTTGATGATATCGCAGATACACCAGCAATTTATCTTTGGCGCAAAAATGCCCCCGTGGACACGGAGAAAACAAAGTCTCTCGATACAGGAACGGCTTTTCACTGCCGGATACTGGAACCAGAGGAGTTCAGTAAACGCTTCATCATCGCTCCGGAATTTAACCGCCGTACCAGC